TGTTTATAATCGAGCTTATGTTTATGCGCATCAATAACAACCATGCTATGTCGAACGGCTGCGGCCAATTCGTTTTCATCAGCATTAGCAAGAGTCATATCAGTAATAAGGTTAGAAATAATACCCATCTGTGTTTGAGTACCTTTCTTAGTCATGAGACGAATATTCTTGCCTTTATATGTATCAGGACCATATTCTGTCTTGGGATCAAATCCTTCAAGACCTTTAAGCGGATCGGTAGATTTTATTTTTACACGACCTTTTGAATCGTGAGTCGGAATACACATTACTGTATCGCCGTCAAAATCTGCACCGGATAAGCGCTCTGCTACTTTGCTGGTTATACCAACCGCATCAACGATATCAGTTCCTAATAATTTCTTAGCAGCCATGTGTTTATTATTGACTGTTAATATAGGAATCTCGAAAGTTCCGCCATGAGGATATCGAATAAGAGCAAGCTTTGTACCATTTTCATAATTCGGAGCGTACACTTCATTGTCCTTGAGACTGTTGACCGGAATTATAACATGGTATTTTTGTCCAGGTAATGCTGCGGCTTTCAAATTTACAGCAGCTGCGTCGCATCCATCAGCAAACTTCTTTAATAGATGTTTCTTTATGGTAGGATTTGTACAAGCGCATATGTCCTCATATTCTGCGATCTTGTCTGCTTTGGCTAGGTCGAGCTGTTTCTTAGCCATAAATCGAGACTGTTTACCAAGAAACTGTGAGGGAAGAGCATCTGCCCATTCATCCCAATCGCCTTCGTCAGCTCTCTTATTTATGAGACCAAGCTTGCGATTTCCATTTTTATCGGTATACCAATATTGTCCGCCTTGTTTAACATCCTTGATGGCTGAACCAAATGGATTGTCTGGGTCTTCTTTTATCTCTTTAAGGACATCCATTTTTGGAGTGCCTCTCTTTTTATTGGTGTTGAATATGACATCAACACCTTTTGGCATATCATCAGAATATACCGCCATACCTTTTATGTAATGTGTGTCATCTACCAATATACGAACCTGAGAATATCGAGATTCGCCCAATGAGAGATCTTCAACGCCTCTGCGAAGTTCGACAATGCCATCTCGCTCGACCCCACCGTCTTCGTTATATCGAATCATGAGGCGCTTGGAATCCATGCTTTCGGGATAATGGAATCTTTTTTCAAAGGTGTCACCACCATCTCGGGAAATATAGTTGTCCTCATTAAGAGCATGAATTTTATCGAGCTGATATGCGTCTTTGTAAGGCGTGCCTTTTGGACAGATTATATTCTGTGTGGTCCAATTACCGCGATTTGTAACCTGTTCAACTCGAATAGGATATACCGGATAGCCTTCTCTTTCGAGAATATAGAGTGCTTCCTGAAGCTTCTCTTTAGATATATTTAATTCGAGCTCGGTTCCCTTACTAACATCGATCATACCTTTTTCCTCTATCTGTTTACGAATATGGTCGGCCGTATTTCGAGCTGCAAGCATTCTGGATTCGGATTTGGCATTAAGAAGAGAACGAACGGTGGATTCGTTTATTCCCATTTCTTTACCTATAGCGGTAGCGCCCATTCCTTTTTCAGCTAAATGCTTAACTCTAGCAACTTGTCCCATTCTTCGTTCATCAGAAGCAAGAGATCTTTCGATTCGATATTGAGTTGTAGTGAGACCAAATTCCTCCATAATATTTTCAGGCGTTTCTTTCCAACCGGATTTTTTAAGCTCCTCGACTCGACCAAGAAAATCGATACCTCTTTGATAAGGGTCTTCGCCTGAACCCCAAGGATATCGTCCCGATCGTCGCGGCATACCAATATGTGCAAGATGTTCGCCTTCGTAAATTGCGCGCATTTCTTCTGCTATGGGGTTCATGGTTTAAGCCTCCTTTGATTCTATATTTTTGAGTATTTCGTCAAGGTTAATGATATGTTCCATAATTGGTTCAATATCTTCGCCGGTTGGTTCGTGATATAGAATTTCATCGTTTTGATAGATTCGAAGTTCCATATCTATGTCTCGTGGATTGATCGCATATTCTAAACAAAATAACGCGGCATATATCTCAAGCTGCTCCATGTCAACTTTAGTTACTCCAGTCTTGAGATCGTGTATTCTAAGAAGATATCGACCATTACTTTGTTTGCGGTAACATATGGTATCGGCTGTACCAAAGAATCTTTCGGAATAAAACAAAACAACCTCAGTGTCCATCTTGTAACCAATTGCATCGTTAACATATGCATAGATGGTCTTTTTGGATCGAGGTTGTTTGATTCCCAAGTCGATTGTGTCTTTGGCCCAAGCGTGGAGTCTTGTTCCGCGTTCCGCCGCTTTTCTGTTCAAATATACTTGAACCGCTTTTTCGTCGTCATATCGTAACCAATGTGACTGACTAGGACTAAACGGCGCATGTAGCCCTTGTAGGTTTCGGTGTTGATTGAATCTCATAACTGCCTCCTTAGTTCATGAAATACAAATATAGTTCGTCTAACACTTCGTCCTTATTTTCTGGATAAATAAAAGATGCGAAGGACATGTTATTCATGAGCTCCACATAATATTCTTGATTGGGTCTGATTGAAGCCGTTGCTGTTTTCTTACCTTCAAGTGCAGCCCACTTATTTTTATAAAGAATTAAAAGGTCCGGTATTCCTTGAATTTCGTTTGGGTCCATATGTAAAATTATGCATCCCGAAAATAAGTCTTCGAGTTCTTTGACTAATTTAGTCTTGAATCGGTTCTCAAGCATACCGAATCTCCTCTCTCAAAATAAATAAAAGAGAAATAGTTAAAGTAGCTGGTGCCACTATACCTTTTCCTCTCATAAAATAGAATGTTTTTTGCGCGAGCAGAGAAAAAGCCCATGTCGATTAAGGCACGGGCTCTTCTACTCTTATTTATTATCTCACGCAAACATACGTAATTCTTGTGCCGTTAGAGACTCTGGCATTTTCATCGTCATCAGCATCAAAGCATCCAACTAAGAAATTACGTCCCGGTAAGTTACCGCTAAGAATACTTCCGTTAACATCCAACTGTATATTCGGCATAGCGTGATTTATCTCTATGCAGTCACAATATGTTTCTTCGGAATCATAATCCCAGGTATGAGATTCTTTCGGAAGTATATGACCATCGATACCAAAAACATTGGAATATATGTTTCGAATATTTGAGCAGTACCGGTATGTACCGACCAGCTCCGAAGCGACCATTAGATCATCTGTACGGAAAGGATTCTTCTGATAATAATAGCTAACATCGAATATTGGCTTATTATCAGTCGCATCTTTTGTACCCGTGTCAACAGCAGAAATTGTAATCTGATCAACCGTCTTATACAGATGGCCGTAATAATGTTCCACGCCTCTGTAACTCATACACGGTATCCAGATATCACCACGCACAACGGTAGACATGTTGGCATTAGGATATGTGCCGCTTATGGATATCGGTACATTATTTAACTTAACAAATACCTCGCCTGACGAGTTACCCAGAGAGTTTGTTATACCACACGGAATTATAGATTCAGTATAATCTTTCTGCCACTGTTTAAATGCATCATATGCGAAATAGGTAGTTGCACCTCTTCCTAATCCGCCGTCTGCGATTTCTTTTTGTATGTTTTTATAACTGAATTCTACAGTAGACAGTATCCACAACGCTCTATGGGTGTCGTACAAGAACATAAGCTTACCTACGGCAACGTCTTCAGATGCACGATAACCGTTTCTAGACATTCTTGCTACTGGCAAGCCCAATTGATTACGCCAATAATCGTCGTTATTGGAGTCAAGTACGTTGTCGAATCTCGAATCGTTGTTTCCTCCACGATATGTTGATGCATTTGGGGTATATCCGATTTTGGTTACGACGGTTTTATTACCCAACGAGTATCCATTATCTTTTGCAGTATATCTTGTCGCGGATTCTATCTGAACTTCTTCAGTCGTTGTTTCAAAATATGTCGTACAAACAGATGCCAGAATATTAGTCTCTCTGTTTATTGTGGCCTCATATGCACCTGTATACATTTTGGGAGAGTAGGTATATCCATCGAGCCCCTGTTCAGATATTTTTAACCTGATGGTTCTCAGACCATCGTCGTTGGTGTTTTCCTCAAACTTGAAGAAGAACTCTGGAATTTCAACGCACACGTCACCATCGGTACCGTCAAGCACAGCGTCTGTGTTGTCTTCTTTTAAATTTGAATTTTCAGGATGCAAGTAATACTGTACGATTCCATCTTTGACAACACATCTACGCATTTTTGACTGTATAGGGAGGATTCTATGAAGATCGTCATGTCCTTCTGTACATATACGTGTTACTCCTTCGACTCCTTCTGTCCATTCAACGCCATAGAAAATGTCATCTTCGCCGGTGTACTTATGAAGTCGTCTTAAGTACGATTCTCTTGAAATTAATTCATTATCGTATTTGTTGGCCATTGTTTCATATACATCGCCAGTATCAACCACTTCATAAACGTTTATTTTCCACGTTATGGATTTTGATAATCTAATATAGTTGTAGTTGCCAGACGGAGCATACCCATAGATTATTTTTTCTTCGTTCGCTACGAACAACGTGTTTTGACATATAGTATCTTTCATCTGTGCACTGGCTGGATAACTTCCTGCTACCACACCATATGTGCCGGTTTCAGATACCGTAATTCCCAACGCATATAATTTATTGCTTCGAAGCGCGGGAACTTTGTTGTAGTAATATGAATATGCTTCTGATGAAGTAACGCTGAATATGTATCTAAGAGTATTAGACGCGATCAGGCCGGCGCGTGTTGTCATCGTCTTCAACGAATTAACCGTCTCAAATGCTTCATGATCGATTACATCGTATATGTGTATTTCCCAATCAACTTCTTCGGAGATACGTGCTCTGGAATAATCGCCAGTCGGAATATAACCGAAAATGATTTTTTCGACGTTTTCGGTAAACAAGACGTCTTCGCATAAGGTATCCGCCATTGATGCTTCATCGCCGGAGGTTCCAAGTCTGATTGTATATCTTCCGGTTTTGCTAGCTGTAATTCCGATTGCATATTTTTTAGACGAATCCAGCGCTTCAAACTTCTTCGGACATTTTGTGGTGTTGTAACTAACATATTCGCCGATTGAAATGGGAGATACTATGTTTGATGCAATGTTATAAACGTCATCGTTTATAGTAGTTACAGAGTCATCCGTGAATAACTCGTACAACTTCAATGTCCACTCTATATCTTTCGATAAACGACACCAACAAATGTCTTCTATTGACGGAGTGTAGCCATAAATGATTTTTTCTTCGTTTTCCACAAAGGAAATATTTGCACCTACAGTATCGACCATTCCGGCAGCAGCTGCTCTTGTTCCGGTCTGTACTGTATATGTTCCTGAAGTGGATACCGTAATTCCGATAGCATATAATCTTGCAGTGGACAGCGTTGGCATTTCATTGTAGTAATAGGAGTAATCGGATGTGCTTGTTTGATTTGTTATAAGTTTAAGCGTGCGGTTGACAACATCATTGGTTGTTTTAACTTTTTCTTCAATCACGGTAAACTCGTCAAGATAATCACTCTCATTCAAGCTACTCTGATACCAACTTGATCCGTTATATGTATATCGACATTTCTTATCGGTGCAGTAATATGTGTCATTTACAAGTCCGGTTTTTGGAAGCTTCGCATATGTTGTGCTGCCTTTGAAGTTAAACGGACTCGCTATTGAATATTTAAGCTTTTTAATTTCACTACCGGTTTTCTCAGCGTCTGCCGCAGCGCCCGGTATTTTAAGGGACGGATCGATAGTACCGTTAAAATTACCGAAAAGTTCTTCCTTCCACTCTTTAACGATATCAGGATATGTTTTCTTTATCGAAGCGGACGGATCTGTACCTTCCAATACTCTTGTATAAGCATTGGTGGTGTTGTACACTCTGACATTCTTGCTGGTTTCTATTGTTATGTTAAAACGAACATCGCCAGAATACTTGGTCATGAGTTCGTCAACGGTCCAGCTGAACAACATGATATCGTCGCCTATTGCGATATCAGTAGGTACGTATACTCCGCCGTCTCCGATAGCATTAAAATAATTGATTCGGATCGAGTTGGTCGAGAAATCGAATCCACCATAATATCTCGGCATTCGGAAATACAAGCGTAAAGCTTCTTTATCCCCTGCCACACCAATGTTCGTGAATCCGGAGGGAAAGAGTATCTTGCGGGTTTCGACGTTAACGTTTAGAATTTTTTCGATGATTGACATTGTAAGATCTCCTTTCAGTCAAAAATAAAAAAGTAAGAGATAAAGTGAAAACCGCAGTTTTTACCTTTTCCTCTCATAAAATAGCGTGTTTTTGACGCGAATCTTCTGAATGATGAAAATATATGCAAAAAGTGAACAAAAAGAAAGAGAGCATGTTAGCTCTCCGTCTCTTATAACCAACCAATGGTTATATTGGTAGGAAATCCATTCCACATTTTTCTAAGCATGAACAGACAATCCTTAAAGTTACCTTTGAGTCTTATCGCATAACCAGGTTCCGATCCTATGACGACCTTGTCAAGACGAACCGCCTTAACAGAACCGACAAAACCATCGACCCTTAATTTTTCGTAAAAACTCTTAACTCCCTCGGTCTGTTCTCCAAAAATAGTGAGCTTCATATGTATCCTCTCCTTTCAATATATACCTTGTAAATTTAGCGAAAAGAAAAGCCCTTGTCATAAGAGCTTTTCTCTTTTTTCTAGAA